CAAATGAAAAGATGCGTAAGCCAGGAAGCAAAGGTGCTCCTACTGCTGCCAACTTTAAACGAGCTGCTAAAACTGCTAAGAAAAAATGATTGAATGCCCACAATGTACTGCACCTCAGCAGTACGTTCTAGAACAACTACAGACTTCTGCTGGTGTGACAGACCGTACAGCACTAGCAGTCATTCTGGGTAACATCCAACAAGAGTCTAATTTTAAATCAAACATCTGCGAAGGTGGTGCTATCGTTCCTTATGATAGATGTCTTCGTGGTGGATATGGTTTAATTCAATGGACATCTAAACATCGTTACATTGGTCTTGGCAACCATTGTGCTAAACGTAATGAAGATCCTAGTGGTCTTAAATGTCAAACTGATTACATGATTAATGAGATGAGGTTTAGAAAAGATCTCTATGCTTTTCAAACTAATCATCAAACAGTACGTTATTATATGAATGCTGCATACTACTGGTTAGGCTGGGGTATTCATGGTAACCGTACAAAATACACTTATTCTTTTTTAACTAAACTCAAATGAAATTCCTTGCTATCCTCCCCGCAACCCTGATTGCTGCTACTCCTGTAATGGCTGGTCCTTACGTAAACATTGAAAGTGAGTCTAAGTCTACTGGTGTAGATTTTAATAAAACAGTGTTGCGTAATGATGTTGGTTATGAAGGAGCATTCAGTGAATCAACAAAATATTATATCCAAGGTGGACCTGCTTTTGTAATGCCTGACGGTAAAGCAACAACTACTGAAGCCTCTGGTAAAGTAGGTATTAAGACACAACTTAGTGAGCGTCTTGGTGCTTATAGTGAATTCAAATTCTTGACTAGCGGTGGTATGGATCTAGGGGAGCCTATCGGAACAACTGCTAAAGCAGGAGTTAAGTACAACTTTTAATAGCTAAAACGCATATAACTTTCCCCTTGACCTTGCCACTTCTAAGGCACCTGTGATGGGCTAGAAGCACGTCCGTTCATCCTTCGGGACGCATGACACCATAAGCATGGAACGGGGCTTATGGAGGCTTCTAAAGAGGTTACTATGCAAGGCAAAACTTATTGCTATCGCGGTGTAAAATACACCAAGTGAGCTAGAGCTTGCGCCCCGTGCAATTCGGGGCATCACTATTGGCATTGGCCCTTACGAGGATACCCTTTGCCGTCTAGACGGTGGGATAGACCACAACACAAATTAAACATCAAACGTTTGGTGAAAGCTATATCTTTATTATTTATTTTTTAAAATGACTTATCAATCTAGTGTAAACCCCGCACAGCTTACGGCGCCGGGTGCACTTAATGGTGCTATCGCTGATACTAGCGAGCGCCGCGCTCTCTATCTGAAACTGTTCAGTGGAGAAATGTTCAAAGGATTTCAAAACAATACAATCGCTCGTGACTTGGTCATGAAGCGTACATTGACTGGTGGTAAGTCAATGCAGTTTATCTACACAGGTCGTACCAAATCTGAATATCATACTCCTGGTAACAGCATTCTTGGTGACTCCAACAACGCTCCTCCTGTAGCAGAAAAGACCATCACGGTTGATGATTTGCTGATTAGTTCAGCCTTCGTTTATAATCTTGATGAGACTCTTGCTCAGTATGATATGCGTTCTGAGATTTCACGTAAGATTGGTTATGCCCTTGCTGAAAAGTATGACCGTTTGATCTTCCGTCAAATTGCTAAAGGTGCTCGTCTTGCATCTCCAGTTTCTAAAACTAATTATGCTGAGCCAGGTGGTACTCAAATTCAAGTTGGCACTGGTGCAGGTTCTGAATCTGATGCTTATGATCAAGCTAAACTTGTAAATGCATTCTTTGATGCAGCTGCTGCTCTTGATGAAAAGGGTGTATCACAAGATGGACGTGTTGGTGTCTTGAACCCACGTCAGTATAATGTATTGATTCAAGCTACTGGTGATAGTGGTTTGATTAATCGTGATGTACAAGGTGCTTCACTGCAAAGTGGTAAAGGTGTTGTAGAGATCGCTGGTATTAAGATCTACAAGTCGATGAATATTCCTTTCTTCGGTAGGTATGGTGTTAATTATGGTGGTGCTATTACTAGCCCTGGTAACGTTGGTGACTTCATTAGTGAAGACATCGAAGCTGGTACTGTTAGTACTGATGCTGGTCCCCGTAATAACTACGGTGCTGCTAATGCCTTTGAAACCTCTTGTGGTTTGATCTTCCAGCGTGAAGCTGCTGGTTGTGTCGAAGCTATCGCTCCTCAGGTTCAAGTAACCAGTGGTGATGTCTCCGTGATTTATCAGGGTGATGTTATCTTGGGTCGTCTTGCTATGGGTGCTGATTTCCTGAACCCTGCTGCTGCTGTTGAGCTTTATGCTACTAACAGTGCTCCTGCTGCATTTGGTTCTTCTTATCCTGCAAACGTTACCTGATACGTTTGTTTATCTTATATTGGGAGTCTCTTCGGGGACTCCTTTTTTTTAATTCTTTATTGAGAATAATACTCATTATCAAATTATGCCTTTTCCTACTACTGGCTCCAATACTGAGCTACAAGCTGTTAATCAGATCCTGGCGTCAGTTGGTCAGGCTCCCGTGAATACTCTAACAACTGAAACAACTTTTGTACTTGAACCACTTACTGCTTTTACTGGTAGTATTTCTGGTACTACATTAACTACTGAAGAAGCAGACATAACTGTAGGTACTTATTTAAGTGGTACTGGTATTATCCCTAACACAGCTGTTTCTACAACAGGTGTAGCTGTTCCAGCATCAAACCCACAAACATATAATTACACTGTTAATATTTCACATTCATCGACAGGTAATATATCAATCCTAAAATCAGTTGTTTCTTATAAAGTAGAAACTCAAACTAACCCGGACGTTGCGATTGCTTTTAATACTTTAAAAGAAGTATCACGTGAAGTTCAGTCTGAAGGCTGGACATTTAATAAAGAATTAAATCTAGAAGTAACACCAGATGCAACTACAAAGAAAGTAGTTATTCCTAATAATGCTATTCAATATGATCTTAGCCAAGATTATGCAGCTAACCTAGGAAAAAATAGTGTTAATCGTGGAGGTTATCTCTATGATACTATTCACCATACAGATAAATGGGGAGATGGAACGCTTTACATTGATGTGCTATGGGAATGGAATTATGAATATCTACCACAACCTATTCAAGCTTATATTGTAGCTAGAGCATCTTCTATATTCTCTAGTAGAGTGATTGGCGATGGACAACAATTCCAAATGCTGTCACAAAAAGAAGCGTATACAAGAGCTATGGCTCTCGAATACGAATGTAATCAAGGTGATCATACATTCTTTGGTCAACCACAAGGCGGTAATTATTACCGTAGTTATAAACCATTTAACGCACTGTATCGCTAATGCCAGTAGTAACACAACTATCACCTAATTTTTTAGGTGGTGTCTCTAACCAAAACGACGACAAAAAACTAGCTGGTCAGGTATCTGAGTGTATTAATGGTTATCCTGACCCTACCTATGGTCTACTAAAAAGACCTGGTATGAAATTTATTGAGCACCTAAAAGATACAAACGACAATGCTTATAATAAAGCTGATTTAGAAGATGCTATATGGTTTTTTCTGGATCGCAGTGAAACCACTTCTTATGTAGCTGCTATTAAAGGCTCTAATATTTATGCTTGGAATGCAGAAACAGGTGACGCTTGTAATGTTACAAACAATGGTGTTTCGTATTTAACAGGCGCTAATACTTCAGATGATTTTCATTTCCGTAGTATTCAAGATACTACAATTATTACCAACCAAACTAAAGTTACAGCAATGCTACCAGCTGGTACTTTTGTTGCTAATTCAGTAGGTACTTTAAAATTAATTTCACTTGTTAATGGTTACGATTATACTGTAACTATTCAAGGTATATCTGATACAGCTACAGAAACAGGAAATAAAACTTTTCAAGAATTTTTAACTGGAGTTAATGCTAATAATTCACTATCTGGTGAAGTAAAAAGTATAATTGAAACACAACAAAACGCAAGTAATGCTAATTTTGATGGTGTTTGGTATATTGAGTCTTATGTTAACAGTTTAGTTATTAGAAGATTTAGTGGTGCTAATGCAGTTGTTCTAAATAATACACCAAGTACAATAACTGGCACACCTTTACCTTTTACTTTAACAGCAGTAGGTGGTTTTAATAATGATTCAATTGAAGCATTTTTAGATCAAGTAAATAATGTAACTGAATTACCAGCTGAATCTTTTGATGGTCATAACGTAAAAATTTTAAATACTAATAGTGATAGTGATGATTACTATGTTAAATATGTAGCTTATGATGGTATACGTGGTAAAGGTTACTGGCTAGAAACAATTGCTAGGGATGTTTCACCTGGAATAGATGCAAGAACAATGCCACATAGATTTATCTATACTAGCACTATTAATACTGTAGATCAATTTACATTTGAACCAATACCTGTAGATACTGCTTTATATCCTAATGCAGATACCAATACATTTGGTGTACCTAGATTAACTGGTGATGACATTACAAGTCCAGTACCTTCCTTTATAGGTAAAACAATCAAAGCTACATTTTTCTATAACAACAGATTTGGTTTGTTATCAGAAGATAATGTAATCTTAAGTGTAGCTAATGAACCTTTTAACTTCTTTGTTAAATCAGCTTTAACACAAATTGCTTCAGATCCTATTGATTTAAACGTATCTAGTACAAGACCTGTTACGTTATTTGATGTCTTACCTACAGCACAAG